TTTTGATAATACATTTTTTTTAATTATATTTGCAAATGGTATTATTAATATAGAACATCCGCCTCCAATACCAAATGACAACGCGGCTGCAGTATTAAATGGTGTATCGTCTAATCCCACACCCTTAGCACCTTTATATATAATAAAGAACGAATTAAGTGTTATTGTAAACCCGATTAATATGGGAAATAAGTAGGTTGTTCTATTAAAACTATTTTTACTTCTAAGAATTGTCTCTCTAATAATACCATAAAAAATGCCAGAAATAATTGCCGAAAATAAAGGTGATATAATCCACGATAATATGATACCACTAACACCTCCTATATATGGAAACGAGTCTTTTGGTTCATACCAAGTTACACATTTAGGACCTTTTAAAACCATTGTCATTCCTATCATTCCACCAACACATGAGTGAGTTGTAGAAACAGGCATTTCATACATAGATGCTATAAACAACCACATTGCGACAGATAAACAAACACACATAGATCCATACATTAATGCTCCCGGGTCGTCTTCAAAACACTCGTAATCGGCAATACCCTTGCGTATTGTTTTAGTAACATGACTTCCCATTAAAATAGCACCACTCGATTCGAATATGGTTGCCAAAATTACCGCCTGCTTTATAGTTAATGATTTAGAGCCTACCGATGTCGCATATGCATTTGCAACATCATTTGCACCAATGCCCATTGCAGCAATAAAAGAGAAAATTCCCCCGGTAACTATAATCCATAAATACATTATATATACATTAAATATTCTTTCTTTAATATAATATTTGCATATTTTAGGCATATTTATTATATTAAAGTATACACATGGTTACAAGTATGTAATAATACAAGTATTTTTATCTGTATAAATCACAAACATTTTTATTTAATAGTAGAGTGAAACGATAATCTTTAATTAAATATTCTGTATTTACGTGATTGTATTAAAAACACTTATATTATAAACATTGTAAATAAATTATTAATTTAAATTATTCATTGTAAATTATTCATTGTAAATTATTCATTGTAAATTATTCACAATATATTAATACGTTTCGTTTAATAAATATAAAAGTATTTATCAATATTTATGTAAGAGTATGAATGATAATTATAATATAATTTGCGATAAACATAATATAATATTAAAAAAAAATAAAGAAAATAAAAATTTTATTTTGGAACTAATGATGGTAAATAATAATATAGATATAAAAAAAATCATTACTTTTAAAATTTATGAATTAATGGCAGAATTAAATAAGGATATTATTGAAAAAATCGAAATTGAAGATACACATTTAGAAGATAAAAAAAATGTATTGTTTATTTTTAAGCATATCTGCCAGGAATTAGGTATTCCAAAAAAATATATGTATTTAGAAACAGAAATTATATCAGATGAAAATTGTGAAAATTTTAAAATAATTGGTAAATCAATTAAATATAATGGTTTTATTGAAAAAAGTGAACAGGTAAATTCACATATTTCGCTCCTGAATATTGCTTTACAAGAAAATAATAAATTGAATTTAACATATGAATTTAATATGGAGTTAGATGAAAATATGCCAATATATATGGAAAATATGTTCGGATTATTAATGAAAAAGATATTTTATAACTTAAATACATTTATACAAAATATATAATGACTACTGTGAGGTTTTTTTATAATAGTTTTTTTCTACTAAAAAGTTTAGCAATATTTTTTGAGTATTGTTTTTTTATCTTATTACGATTTAACAGCTTTAACTGCTTTAAATATAGTATTAAAAAACTTGGAAATTTAAATATATTTTATGTAAAAATATTTCAATCGTTATCTACAAATGTTAATATATTAAACGAAGAACAGGTTAATTTTTTAACTCAGTATACAGATAATGTTCCTTATAGTGAAAGTGATAAAGATATATCTTTTTTGGAAACAATGAGCACAATTTCTAAAAAAAATAATATCAAATTCACAATAGACAATATAAATAAAAAAAGTTATCTTCCAGAACCAATTAAATCAGGAATGATTGCATTGGTATATAGTGGCAAATTAAATAATGAAAAAATTATTATTAAAGTAATGAGAAAGGATATCGAAAACAAATTAATTTTGGCATTAGAAGAGATAGAGTTTTTAATTAATACAATTAAAAAATTACCCTTTATTAAAAAATTAAATTTTGAAATGGCGTTTAGAGAAAATAAAAAAAATTTATTGTTACAAACAAACTTTATAAATGAGAAAAAAAACATGCAGTTGATTAGAAAAAATTTTAAAAATATAGATTATATCGTAATCCCCACTCCATACGAAGAGTATACAGAATTAAATAAGAATATTATTGTAATGAATTATTTGGATGGTAATAAAATAAGTGATTTGAAAAAAAATGACAAAAATGATTATGCTATATTATTTGCGAAATTTGGAGCAAAATGTCTCTTATATGATGGATTTATTCACGCTGATTTACATGCAGGAAATATTCTATTTATTAAAGATAACAACAATAAATTACAATTGGGTATATTGGATTTTGGTGTTATGGAAAGCTTAAATAAAGACGAACAGAATATTTTTTACAAATTTTTCGAAAAATTTTCAAGAATAGATAATTATAAACTACTGGGAGATAATTTTCTTGATGATTTCACTGAACCGAAGGATGTAATAAAGAAATTATCTATTTACGACAATAACATGTTGAGAGAAAAACTGAGAATCGTATCGGGAAGCATATTCGATAAAAATAAAAATATTACTGCAAAAGATATGTATGACATAAATTCTATATTATATTCATATAACCTACACCTGTCTAAAACATTTTGCAGAATTCAACTGTCACAAATTATAGGAGATAGTGTATCTGCGAATTTAAATAATAATAAATCTTATCTGGAAAATCTAAGAATTGTAGGAAATAGTATGTTTTCTAACGATTTAGAAAAGTTAACAATATAATCTTTGTTAATTACTAAATTGAAATATTTAATAAGTAATAACTATATTAATATAACCATGAATTTTATATTAATTGACGGAAGCTATTATATATTTTATCGCTATCATGCTTTATGTGTTTGGTGGAAATTGGCAAAACAGGACGATGAAACAGACATACCATTCGAGAATGAACGATTTATAGAAAAATATAAGGAGACATTTGTTTCTAAAATTCATGAAATAGAAAAAAAATTAAAAATAAAGGATGCGATTACCTATGTTGGAAAGGATTGTCCAAGAAAGAATATATGGCGAAATAAAAACATACACGACTATAAGGGTGGAAGGCAAAGTTGCAATCATATGAAATTATTCTTCGATATTGCTTATAATAATGATAATATTAATGGCACAGAAACAGAAACAAAAACTAATTTATTTACAGTGGCAGGGTGTAAAAAAGTAATCGAAGATAACAACGTTGAAGCAGATGATATTATAGCACTAACATCAAAACATATTTTACTAAAATATCCAGACGCTAAAATATGGATTATTACAAGTGATATGGATTATTTACAGTTGGCATGTGAAAATATAACATTGATGAATCTTAAATTTAAAAAACTAACTGACAGCAAAGCGTGTTTTAATGATGCTAATAAAGATTTGTTTTGTAAAATAATAACAGGGGATAAAAGTGATAATATACCTTCTGTATTTCCGAAATGCGGAATAAAAACGGCAGAAAAATATTATAACGATAAAGAGCTATTTGAAAAAAAATTAGAAACGATACCGAATGCTAAAGAATTATATGAGAGAAATAGAATGATTATAGATTTTAATTACATTCCTCAAGAATATGTTAACAATGTTAATGAAATTATTAAAGATATTTAAAAAAAATAATACAATAAAAAAATATGACATTGTTATCATTTTTTGAAATTATTAATATCTAAATCTAAACCATTATTTTTTGCCGATACCGAATTAATTCTATAAGAAACTGATCTATTATTTCTTGTATTTGATGTATTAATTCTTGTATTTGATGTGCTATTTTCTATTAATCTTCTATCAATATCCGAAACACTTTGGGAAACTATGCTCATTAGGTTCTCTCCTGCTAAAACTATTTGATTATAGCCAGATTCTGTATCTTTTATTGTAGAATCTAAATTAATTAATTTTGATTCTGATTCGGCAAGTGACGTTTTAATTTCGGCAATTTCCTTTTGTATATGTGTTAGTTCGGTTGTTAATGAATTTATTTTATTATTTTGAACATCCCTATCATTGATTATATCAATTCTATCTTTTTTTAAAATTTCAATGACATTTTTTATATTATCCATTATAAATAATAATAGGAATTTTACATATAATTTAAACGATTTATATATAATATCTAATTAAATATTACATATTAAATATTAGATGATATCATTAGATATTGATAATAATGATCATCATGAAGGTGATATTATAACTATAAAAAACCCTCTTGTAGATGATAACAATATTATAGATAAGGAAATTTGTAATGATAAATATACCGTCGAAATTTATGAAACGGAAGATGAAAAAAGTTGTGTTATATGTTTAGAAATTTATGATAATAAAAAAAATCCGTGTATTTTACATTCAAATTTAATAAAAGCTGAATGTGATTGCAAATATTATATACATAAAACATGTTTTGCTAAATGGTTAAAAAATCGCCCCACAAACGAAATGAATTGTTTAATATGCTCGAGTAAAGCAAGACCATTATTAACATATCAACAACTTTGTGACGAATTAGTAAGAAAACCGTGTTGTAAGCAAACTGTTAGATGTATTTATAAAATGGTTGTTTGGTTTTGTTTATTAACAGTATGTTGGTTATTTTTGGGAATTTTGGAAGAGCGTTATTCTATTAATAATTAATAAAATACTTTTTAATATTTTAATATTTTATATTTTTATTTTGTTTGTTCAACCATGCCATTATAATCTTTATCACTAATGTTAAAAGCAGATCCGCGTATTTTTCCATTCCGGTTTAATTCAAGTTCTTCGTCTACAAATCGTATGTCAAGCGTTCGCTGGTGCGTGTAAAGTCCGGCATCTTGCATTGGCAAAACCCACGCAACCTCATCGCTTTCATTATGATGCGAGTGCCACCATCCTGGCGGTGTTATAAATACACCACCTGGTGTCCAATTACACCTAATAGGATTTATAATATTACCATCGGTGTCTATTTCTTTTCCCATAAGCGTATACACATTAGGGTTTCCAGATACTGCAAGATCTAACGCAACGCTGTTGTGTCGATGTGCGCGCTGCGTGTTTTTGGGTGGTATAGAATTCAATAGACTCCATAAAACATGCGTCAATGTTTTTGTTTGTTCACATGCCTTATTTCCCAATAGAACGCCAAGACGATTTCTTTCACCTTCCACGTCTGAGTGTTTAATAGTTTCTATTTCAGAAATCATACTTTCACGCTTAAATAACGTTGGTTCAAACTTAGCTTTTGTTGGAGAAACACCGAGATATTCCATAAGAGGTTCATCATGAACCCAATATAAAGCAGCGCCACCAAAATTATCGGCACTAATACACGTGTGTTCAATAACTCCTTTGGTAACAGGAACAACAAACAAATCTCCAATTTCCCATGATATTTCACCGTGTTCTGATTTTGTCAATCCGTTTCCTCTAATAACATAAAATGCTTGAGAAGTAGCGTTTGCCGTTGTTT